TGAGCCACTCGAAAACCCAAGTCAAATAACTCAAAGTTACTTAACTTTGTTGGCTTGTACAGCTTGATATTGCAGTTCCCTCTAGATAGCTCTAGAAGGGCGTGCAATACGTCGTACTTACACTTGGTGGCGTAATGCCCCTTGTTGTAGTATCGATAGGTATCGATGTTTGGCACATTTGCCATTTCTCGATAATCACCGTTCATCCACGAATTGTAGATACTGAACTCATCTTCCGTTTCCGGAAGGTAATCCATCAACTGGTCGCTAAGTGCGAACACGAGTGGATGGTTCGGTTCTACAGATACCTGACAGACTTTCTTTGGAACATCGGGCTTGTTAATCCCGATGGTTGTGTTCCAGAAGACATACCCACGAGCTATCGTGAGGTATTCCTTGTGGTCCTCTTCCGGGAGACAGAGCAACTGCTCTGCCCAAGATCCTGGTTTACCCTCCAGTAATGGAGGCATTCCAGTGAGGGACTCCGGTAGAGACAACATGTCTGCTACCATTCTACCTTGGTTATATGTAGATAGTAGAGAATCCAGAGACGGGCCGAGAAACGCATCCTCGTACCCACGCTCGCGTGCAATCCTGACAAGCTCTAGAACTTGTTCAGGCATTTTACGCATCTCTCTCATTAGGAGAACTGGGAGACCAGTTACTTCTGTATGTTTGAGAAAGAGGCGCTTAGCAAATTCGGCATTGCCGACCTCGCTTTGCGTGCACTTGGCGTGTGACACCGAGACACCCAGCATACTGATTGTATCAGTATACTTCTCATACACCTCTTTCGAGGTGTCGAGTGTGTCGTCTCCTAATACAAGGTATTTGTAATTCTTTACACCTACCTTGTGAGCGCACCACAGCTTAACGCAGTGGTGTGTCAGAGTCGACACGGGCCATGAGCTTAACACACCCATGGGATTACCACACTCGTATCTCACATCACCTTTTGGGTGATAGAAGCTACGATTTGAGATAATCTGTCTCCACAACCCACTTATAGTAGCACCGTATGCCTGCTCTACTACCACCTCCTCTAATGAAATGGGGAAGCGGTCAGTAAACGCAGTCATATCAGAACTAAATAAGTTGTATCCCAAGCCTTTAACAAGCTTTGGAATATCGCTTTGTCTGTAGGTAACATCACCTGGTAGAGAACGCAGCATCTCCATAAATCCTTTATGGATCGCATGGAGTGCTGTGTTACTTCACCAGTCTGCTATGGCTATAACACGTGTTTTACACGCGTTATCACTGAGCAGAACGAGTTTTGAAGCTTTGAAGCTTCCCTCGTGTGACTTGTAACTGTCCATTTTAAGGTGTGGGACTGTTAATCCCAGTAATTCCTTTATACTAGACAGCAATCCTGGATCCCCCTGCCGTAAGGCAGTTAGGTCCTTGATTGCGGTAATAGTTGCTGGTCCGTTTGGACCTGCCCTATTACTCATTACAAGCTTAGACTTCCCTAACTTAGGAAATTTCCTAAGTCAGGGTATTGTGCGGATAAAAGTCGATATCTCCTCCAGCAGGTTTGAATCTGCTGTTGAAGGGTCGACTATAGTACGAACAGAGTATTCAGGTTTACACCTGAACGACTCTATCACTCTCAGAACTGAGAATGAGTACCGTACACTATAGACATCGTTTATCACCGGTTTCAGGAATGAAATTTTCCTAGGAATACCATCCTTATCTGTTTTGCAGAAAGGGATTGGTTCCACAGTCTGCCCTAGGGCATACTGTTGGATCGCAAGTCTAAAGGCTTTAAGCCTTTTGATTGTGTCTTCCTCTCCACGGTTTTTTATCATGGAGGAGACCAGTTCATAAAACTTATGGACGTTCTGGTCAGGCGGTAATGAATGTAATAGGTTGATCATAGGTAGTAACTCGTTAATTCGAGTTAACCAACCGTGATTAATTTTATTATTTTCTTTATTCATTGCATTTATTTATATTTGCAGTGTCGCTCTCTCAACGGGCGAGCCCGATGGTGCCAACAAAGTGGGGTACAGTTTGTTTCTGC